TTGATATTACACTTCCACTAAATACACCTATTGATTGATTTATTGAACCAGTCACTCCTAATGAACCAGTTATTTGTGCAGAGCCAGAGAAAGGAAATCCTACTCCACTACCTCCACCACTTCCAGCTACTAATACAATTGATGCTGTATTAGCAGATACGGTTATTGATTGTACTGCACTTCCACTAAAATCTAAATATTGTGCAGTTCCTAATGTTACACTTGCCGATGCTATTGTGTTAATTGATGTTAATCCAGATGTACCAGCAGTACCATTAGTACCATTTATACCTGAAGTACCTCCAGTGCCATTTGTACCATTTATACCAGAAGTGCCGCTTGTTCCACTACTTCCACTAACACCAGATGTTCCTGATGTTCCCGAAGTGCCGCTTGTTCCACTACTTCCACTTACTCCACTCGTTCCGCTTGTGCCATCACTTCCACTTACACCACTTGTACCAGATGTTCCACTGCTTCCGCTACTACCACTAACGCCTGAAGTACCACTACTTCCAGATACTCCTGATGTACCGCTTGTACCAGAAGTTCCTGAACTTCCACTGCTTCCAGCAGTACCCGTTGTACCATTAGTACCAGAAGTACCTGATGTACCTACCGGTAATTGTGCTATTATGAATAAAACATTTTCGTTATTTGTAAATGAATAAGAGCCTGTAATATGTGTTACTGGAAATTCCCAATATGTTGTATTATCTGCTCCTGTTCCAACTTGCCATCTTTGATAATCAGTATGAGAAGATTGGTCTTGAATTACTATTATTGAACCAGATGGTATATTACCTAAGAATATATCATTGTTATTAGTATTTTTGTCAACATCACTTACACTTATTACTGATGCTGATACCTGTGTTGCATTATTCCATATAATATGTCCATTACCAGGATCACCAGTTGTTACACCAGTCTTTGCTTGATAATTAAAGAAAGAATTTGATTGTCCATCTACTCCACTTGAACCAGATGTACCTGAAGTCCCTGATGTACCAGATGTTCCACTACTACCACTAACACCCGATGTTCCGCTTGTTCCAGAAGAACCTGAACTACCACTTACTCCGCTAGTACCACTAGTTCCTGATGTACCCGATGAGCCTGAACTTCCACTAACACCACTTGTACCTGATGTACCCGATGTTCCGCTTGTGCCATCACTTCCCGATACACCCGAAGTTCCACTACTACCAGATGTACCACTACTACCAGATGTACCACTACTACCTGATGAGCCACTAACTCCGCTTGTTCCAGAAGTGCCGCTTGTTCCTGATGAACCATCGCTTCCACTAACACCAGACGTTCCTGATGTTCCACTACTTCCTGAACTACCACTCACACCTGATGTTCCTGATGTGCCTGAAGAACCTCCACTACCAGCCGTACCATTTATACCACTTGTACCACTTGAACCGCTTGTACCACTACTTCCTGAAGAACCTGATGTACCAGAGATTCCGGATGTGCCGCTTGTTCCAGAAGTTCCATCACTTCCGCTAACACCCGATGTTCCTGAAGTGCCACTCGTTCCGCTTGAACCACTGCTACCACTTACACCAGATGTTCCTGAAGTTCCAGAAGAACCTGAACTACCACTTAATCCACTAGTTCCTGAAGTTCCACTAACACCGCTGCTACCACTACTTCCTCCACTACCTGCAGTTCCATTTATACCAGAAGTACCCGATGTACCAGCAGTACCTGAAGTACCTATTGCTATGAACGAAGATGTTGCTACTAAATTAGAAACATTACCTACGCCACCTATCCACGCATATCCTTCTCTTAATGAAGCTGTAAAAGCTCCACTTGCTGATATGTTTCCGTTTATTGTTTGATTACCTACAAATATATTTGAACCAGTTGTTGCTAATCCAGATGTGTTAGCGTAAACATTAGCCATTGAACCAGTTACATTAATTGCTAATGTTGGTCCTATAAAATTCATTTGAGTTATACTACCTTGTACTATTCCTTCATCACTTACTATTATACCACTACCGGATAACACTAATGCGTTTACTTGGTTTTGTACTGATGCAACACTACCTGATAGTGAAGCTGAATCAATATTATATGAACTCTCGTCCACCAAAGAATCAATCATGTCAGTATTGAATTCTCTAAGTAACGTTGGTGTGATAGCCCCTACATTATTATTTGGGAAACTACTTTGGTTTTCAGCTGCTAACTGTGTTTTATTTAATTGAGACATCTCTTTATATATTTATATATTTTTATATATTACCTATATCAAATCCATTACTAAATCCACTACTGAATGCTCCTCTCGTTACTACTGCTGATTGGGTTTGGCCTATTGTTTGATTAACTAAGGCTCCCTCACAACATTCACTTGAGTATATATCAGAGTCCACACACAAACAACCTCTACGTCTATTCTTCGGTATTGCTCTACCTCTCGTTGGACCGAAATAAATACCTGAATTCTTTCTTTGGTTTTGATTCCTAGCTGGTGTTGGCATGTTATGGAGTTTTATAAATTAGACCGATACCCTGTGCTCCCATCGTCTTATCACAACATTTAATTGAATAAGTGTTTTTATTTCTACATAAACAACCCATTCTGTTGCCTTTCCTAGGCGAACTTAACGATATAGTTGGTTCGTTTTTAGGTTTAGGTACGGGATACGTTTTGAGCTTCATAGGATTACTTTATGTTTTAACAATCTGAAACTAAAAAATAATACATTAAGATGCTTGTATCTTCTTCATCGCTTGTCTGTGCATTATATCTTCTAATTGAAATTTATCAGCTTGGTATGCTAACCATAGTAAACATTTCTCTAATGGTTCTTCTACCACAGCATCCATCATTAGGATATCGTTTTGTGCCAGTTGGATAATTGATGAGTAAGAACGCCACTTTTTTCCAAAATTGATTTGATGCTCCGAGGAAGTTCCGTCGATTCCATCAAAGAGTTCAGGGTATCTTTCTGCAAGTCCTCTAGTAAACTCTTGAAAAAAAAAAGTGCTCCAAAATGTACATCCATTGATACATCCATAAACTTATCTGCATATAGTTCACCATCATATACCTTTATATCATATAGAGCTCCTTGCTTCTTTACAACAGGTCTATAAAGGATACTCATTATCTCTGCCCACTTCTCATCTACACCTACTGTTTCGTACTTAGATATATCAACATAAGCACCATACGCCATATTAGATAGATTAGGTTCGAATCCATATTCCACTCCATCTATTGTGATGAATCTTCTTAAAGGATGGTCAGCTTTGTTAAAGAAACCTTCTAAATCCTTTTTAATTGCTACATAGGTATCTATATCCATTTGGTTTAGATATTGTACTGGGAACTTACATAGGTGATGAAATAGACAAGCTGTTAGTGCTTCAGGTTCATCCTTATATGTTTCCATATCCTTTCTTAATGCTAAGTAATCTTTAAGTGTTACTGCTTCCCAACTTGTAGGTACTTTTAATTTTATCTCTTGTTTCATATTATTTTTTATCTGATTTAGGTGTTGTTATTACTCTCCCTTCAGGCACTGCCCATTGTTCAGGATTGATTAGTTCTCCTACCATTTCAAATTCAGCTGATTGTATTGGTATGTTTGTGATATCAATTGTGTTAATCCTATTTTCCAATACTGTCCTCAACTTATTTGTAGCAGAGTTTCTTTGTTGTATTGTAGCAGATAAATAAGCTTTAGAAGCTTTTAGTTCTTCCATTATCTTTCCATTCTCAGTTTCTAAGTGATTAATGTATGCTGCCATTTCCAGCACTGCTTTCTCATCTATTTGAGCTTCTCCGATTTGTAGGTATTGTTTATCTTCCATATTATTTTATTTTATCGTACTCTAATTACATATTTTCCTTTAGCAGTTGCTACCTGCGATAACCTCATCATTGCTGCATAGCGAGCTGCATCGATTAAGTGATTCCCATAATCTATGGGTCTATCTTGTTGTCTACCGAAACGGTCTACTTCCCATTCGTATCCATAGAATTCATTTACTAAGTTCTGACAAGTCTTTGGTATGTTGATTGTATAGTTCTGAAGTACTTGAATACCAAAGTTAATACTATCCTTTCCTTTTACTACCGGTCTTATATTATATCCTAATCGGTATAATTCTTCTATCAGACGTGGTTCAGCGCTATCCGCCCATATTTCCCAACGATTATCTCCAACAATATTT